AAGACTAAAGGAGTTAGCAGATGAAGAAGATAACCGAGTTCGTGGAGCATTTGTCTTTGCTGGTGGCGCAGCCACAGGTAGGGCAAGTAGTTACGGAGCGCAAGTACACAACTTTACCCGAAAGTGTGCCAAGGAGCCTGATGCCGTTAGATCCGCTATGGTTAGAGGCCACTCAATTGTCCCTACCTTTGGACGGCGGATCACAGATGTACTCAAGTCAATGCTCCGACCTGCCCTTATATCCGATAGGGGAAAATCATTAGTTGTTGCAGATTGGGCAGCCGTTGAAGCACGGGTTAATCCGTGGCTATCCAACTGCTCCGCAGGTGTTAAAAAACTAGACCTGTTCCGTACTGGCGAGGATGTTTATAAAGTAAACGCTAGCGCGGCGTTCCATGTGCCAGTTGATCAAATTACATCCGAGCAACGGCAGATTGGCAAGGTACAAGAGTTAGCGTGCGGATTCGCAGGCGGCGTGGGAGCGTTCGCTGCGATGGGTAGAGCGTATGGTATTTTGTTACCTGAACCCGAAGCCAAGCGCATGGTCAATGCGTGGCGTCTAGCGAACCCGTGGTCAGTACCATATTGGCAAGATCTTGAAAATGCGTACACAAGGGCAATGCGAAACAAAGGGCATGAGTTCAGCGCAGGCCGTGTAACCTATCTTTTTGATGGGCAACATCTGTGGTATGCACTTCCTAGTGGGCGTGTGTTATGCTATCCCTTCGCACGGTTAGATCAAGACGGAGTCAGTTATGCCAAAGCATCGTGGAAACCCGCAGCAGACGCTAAAGAGTGGCCAAGAGCTAGACTATGGCGTGGGCTTGCTTGCGAAAACATTACGCAAGCAGTCGCGAATGACTTATTGCGAAACGCTTTGCGATGCTTGGATGATGTCGTATTGCACGTCCATGATGAAATTGTGGTCGAATCAGCAGAACCAGAAATAGCAGTACAAAAAATGAAAGACGTTATGTGTACCCCACCCGCATGGGCTGAGGGATTACCCTTAGACGTTGAGGCAAGCATTATGACGAGGTACGGAAAATGAAACATATTGTCGGACTTAGCGGTGGTAAAGACTCGACGGCTTTGGCGTTACGCCTGGCTGAAGTTGAGCCGCGTAAATACGTTTATATATGCAATGAAACAGGTAATGAGTTACCTGACATGAAAGCGCATTGGGATAACTTAGAAAATATTTTAGGTGAGCCAATTCAACGCGTTCGTCATGCGCGCAGTTTGATTGAAGAAATTGAAAAGATTAATATGCTGCCTAACGTATTCGCTAGATGGTGTACGATTCGGTTGAAGATTGAGCCGACTATTGATTATTTTGAATCGTTGCCTGCTGGATCTACGCTTTACGTTGGCTTACGCGCTGACGAAATGGATCGTAAGGGTTTGTACGGTGAAGATATAACAGTTCGTTTTCCGATGCGTGAATGGAATTGGAATGAGAAAGACGTTTGGGATTATTTAAACTCAAAAGGTATTTGCATACCAAAACGTACCGACTGCGCTTTATGTCCTTATCAACGTCTGGGCGAATGGCGCGATTTGTACGAAAACTATCCTGATTTATACGCCGAAGGTGTGGCATTAGAAAAGAAAATTGGGCATACTTTTAGAAGCCCAGGCAGAGATAATTGGCCTGCTAATTTAGAATTGTTGTCTAAAGAATTTGATGCAGGGCGTAAGTTGCGCGAGTACAAGCGCAAAGATACTTGTAGGGTTTGTTCGCTTTAAACAAAAAAAACCCCTAGTTTTGGGCTAGGGGATAATTAATTCACGGAAGGAAACACAAAATGCACAACTTTTTAGAGTTTATCACACAATTAGCGCCAGAGGGCGAGACTGCCTTGATTGTCCGCCAAAAGCCACAACTAAAGGATGGCGAAGTACAGTTACATGCTGACGGCGCTATCAAATGCACATGGCCTGCTTATCTGCCAAGTCACAGGATGAAGGACGGTGAGGCGTGGTATATCAACACGGCGTCATTTATCATAGACCGCTTTGAAGATGGGCGCATATCAGCAAGCGCAACCAACTGCGAGTTCGTGCTATTTATGATGCTAGATGACATTGGTACCAAGTCGAAAATACCGCCCCTTGAGCCGACATGGATTCTTGAGACTAGTCCTGATAATTTTCAATATGGATATGCTTTCTCGGATCAACCCACTAAGGGTGAATTCACGGCAGCGGTGAAAGCGATTGCAGCGGCAGGGTTTACTGACGCAGGAGCCACAAACGCAGTCCGTAATGTGCGTCTGCCAGGCTCGATTAACTTGAAACCTGGGCGAGATAACTTCGAAGCCAAGCTCGTCGAGTTTCACCCTGAGCGTGACTACACGCTAGAGGAGATTTGCACGGCGCTAGGTGTAACGCCTGCGCCTGCTGATACGAATCACTACGCACCAATCAGACTCGCCGACAATGGTGGCGATGATGTGTTATCATGGCTGAATGATCAAGGCATGGTATTGTCGAAGATCAACGGCGAAGGGTGGTTATCAGTCACTTGCCCTAATAATGTCGAGCATACCGATGGCAATCCCGAAGGTCGGTACAAACCCCTAGATCGTTCTTATTGTTGTCTACACTCGCATTGTGTCGATTTCGGTAGTCAAACATTTCTTGATTGGGTTGCCGCTAACGGTGGCCCTAAAGTTACTCATGGCTTGCGTGACCAACTAATCGCCGAGGCGATGACCGTAGCGCTTGCTAAAATCACGCCTAGTGATATGTTCACCGATGATGCCGACGCTAAAATTGCCGAGGTTGAGCGCAAGGAGCTTGGCAGAGTCGAGAAGTCCAAGTGGTACGAAAGGTTCGCTTACGTCCAAGATGACGAATCATATTTTGATATGCAAGACCGTCGTGAGGTGTCGAGACAGACGTTCAACGCTCTGTTCCGTCACATCAAGTGTATGTCAATCCATGCGCCTACCACCAAGGTTGAGGCATCTATCTGTTTTGACCAGAACAGACAAACGATGGGCGCCAAGGCATTAGTCGGCATTACATACGCTGCGGGTGAGACTGTGCTTGTCGCCCGTGACGGTGACTTGTACGGTAACAGATGGCGTGACGCTCGACCTGACGTGTCAGGTGTCATTGCGTCTGAATCGACAATAGCGCCCTGGCTAAATCATTGCCGTGAGCTGGTGCCTGAGCCTGCCGAGTTAGATCACTTATTTGACATCATGGCCTGCAAAGTCCAGCACCCGCAAGTTAAGATCAATCATGCCGTATTGCATGGTGGCGATGAGGGCAGCGGTAAAGATACGATGTGGGCGCCGTTCATTTGGGCAGTCTGTGGCAGTCACCTCAAGAACCGTGGCATTATGGATAACAACTCGATTAACAGTCAATGGGGTTATCAGCTTGAATCTGAAATACTCTTAATCAACGAATTGAAAGAGCCTGACGCCGCCGCCCGTAGGCAGTTGGCCAATCAATTAAAGCCGATCATTGCGGCGCCGCCTGAGATGTTGCCAATCAACCGTAAGGGTTTGCATCCGTACCAAATGGCCAATCGTGTGTTCGTTCTCGCGTTCTCAAATGATCCCGTGCCGATCTCGTTAGCCTCTCAGGATCGTAGATGGTTTTGTGTATGGTCAGCCGCAGCTAGGATGGACGCCAAAGTAGCGCAGGCGTTGTGGGCGTGGTATCGCAAGGGTGGGTTTGAATCTATTGCTGCATGGCTGCACGCTCGTGATGTGACTAAGTTTAATCCAGCAGCAGCACCTGCCATGACTGAGTTTAAGGCCAATTTGGTTGAGCATGGCATGAGCATGGCCGAAAGTTATTTAGTTGAGATGCTAAAAAGTCGCACTAGCGAGTTTGCCCGTGGCGTGATTGGCTCGCCATTTCATGCGCTTTGTGATCGTTTAGCAGGGTTAGCGCCTAGCAATGTGAAGGTACCGCAAGCTGCTTTGTTACACGCTTTAAAAGAAGCAGGCTGGATAGATTGCGGTCGCCTTGCAAGCGCAGACTTCAAGAGTAAGAAGCATATCTATGCTGCACCTGAAGTAGCGCACGTGTTGAGTAAGTCTGAGCTAAGGCGTGCAGTTGAGGACTTGCCTATGCCTCAAAAAGTCAATACCAAATGAATCGAAAAAAGCGTCTTTAAAACTAATCGAAAATAGCGTCCCCAAACATAATCGAAAAAAGCGTCCCCTTAAAAATATATAAATTTAAATAGCCCACGCCCGTCACCCACGGGCGCAGGCGTAAAAAAGTCAAAAAAAGTCAAAAAAAACCGAAAAAAAATCCAAAAAATCCCAAAAAATAAGGCCAAAAAAGGCCGCTTTTAACGGGCGGCGGCAGCTGGTCAGTCGGCAGCTGGTCAGTCGGCAGCTTGTCAGTCGGCAGCTGGTCAGTCGGCAGCTGGTCAGTCGGCAGCTGCGCGGATCCGCAGCGCCAGGCGTAAAAAAAGCCCGCGTACAGCGGGCCATGGTTTAAAAGATTACTGGTTTAAAGATCGAATACAGCAACCAGTAATAAGACAATAGAGCTCGCGATGATAGCTATTAGCATGATATTTTCCCGTTATAACGCGCCGCGAATAGCTGCGCGCTTGTTTTATCGTTAAATCTAATTGAGTAATCCTCGCCTTGAATTGTGTAGCGTACGATGTACATATTAAAACCCTCCCGTACGATAGATATAAATAAGCGCAAGGCCTAAACCCATGGCGGCCATAAATAAGCCGCCTAAAAGATAGTCTAAAAATGTTTTCATGTTTTCCCTTAATAGTTTACGAATAAAATACTGTCGGCAGTTTCACCCACTACAGTAGTATGATCCTGCAAGTAATCCAGCACCAGGGCGCGGATCGCGGGATCGTCGCTCAAATCAATAGCGCTTAGATCAATGCGATAGCCCAGGGCAATGCTTAGGGGTTTATCTTCTGTCACGTCGCAGCATAATGCGATAACATCTAATTCCTGCGGCTCGCCGCTGTCGCGCTCATAATCTTCGCAGTATTCGAATAAGGCCTGCAATCCCTCAAAAGAAAAATTATTAGGCCGCAGCTGCTTAAATGCGTTGTGAAAATCAGTAAAATTAACATTTTGGTACATTTTGGATCCCTTCGATTAGATTAGTTTAGTTTATTGATTACTTAATAGTAATCCAGCAAACCCCTAAAATTTAAGGGTTTGACGGATTACAGTATTAAGCTGCGGCGGCGTCGCCTGCGCTTGTATCAGGTAATAGCTTTAATAGCTCATTATCCATTGTTGCGCCAGCTTGATTTGTTGCGTCGGTACGTATTGGCATGATCACGCCCGCAAAATTATCAACGCCAGCTAGAGTAACCAGGGCGCCGCTTGTACCGTTCTGGTATAAATTGACGGTATTAGTTTTAGATCCACCAAGCGCGTGCTGTACTTTTAAAAATTGAACCATGTATTCGTAATTAAAATTAGCAGCCTCGCCGCTTGTTTTAAAATCACAAACCCTGCGATATTCTGGAAATCTACCGTCAATTTGGCCAAATATCGTTTGTGTACCCGCTGCGCTTATTTTCCAAAATCCTTCCTTATCTTCGCTACTGATAATTAGTTCAGGATCGAATGATCTAGTGGCCTTCGGTAGATTTTCAATTACTTCCCTTGGAATGATCAGGGATCCTGCGCCCTGGTTATCTTCACTAGGATGATTTAATAAACCCATTTTATGGCCGCACGTTGCGACTAAGCGCGTTGTTGTTTGATTAAATTCTACGAATACGCCGCATAGATAAAATCTAATATCCTGCTTTGCTGCTAGGTTTAACATGGCCTTCAATTGCGATTGTTTGATTGAAAATTGCATTTTTTAGTTTCCTATAAGTTAGATTAGTTTATTGATCGTTAAAATAACAATCCAATAAGCGCCAGGGCGGCGCTTATTAGCTTATTACTTAAAAATAACCTAGAGGATGATTTTCTTCATCATAAACGCGGATAACTACTAATCCCTTAGCGTTTCCAACATCTTCGATTTTATACATCCATCCATCCATTTCGGCCTCATTGTTTTGAGCACATATAAATTTTGCTTGTTTAACGGTGAAATAGCTGCTGGGTGTTTCCATTGATAGAGTTAACATTTTGTTTTCCTAGTTTAGTTTATTGGCGGGTTTTCACCCGCCCATTGATTAACAAATAAAATCAGGGTGATTAGTTACATTGAAAATTGGCGCATATTCTTTTAATTCAATGGCCGCTTTTTTAGTTCTTGCGCTACGGATTAGAGTAGATAAACTACGCGCTACAGTATCAATCATGCCCATTTTATGCATGATCACGATATTAGCTAGTTCTCTTTTTTCTGACTTGTTTAGCATTTTGTTTTCCTTAGTTTAGTTGATTGTTTGTTTACGACAATTACAGTATCTCAAAATTTGTTACACTTGTCAAGCACTATTTGCAAAATAAATACAAAATAGTTAAAAAATTGTCAAAATATTGGCTGTAATTGTCAAATGACAATTGTGAAATGACGTATTGACGCGGCCAATAAACGCAAAGCGCAAGGGAATTTATAGGTCAAATTGTCATTTTATTAAGTATATTTAAGTAGATTAAATTTGATAAATATAGGGTTACTATTGGCGCGACTGAAATAGGAATGACAATTGACCTATATGACCTATAATTCCGGCCGCGCTATGCTGGCGCCAAAATCCCCACGCCCACGCCCTAAACTAGTTTATATGTCAAATTGTCAAATGACAATGTGACTCATAAGACTAGAGCTAGCAGCTTAAAGCTGGGAGCCATGGCGCTAACTATTTTGGCGTGACAATTTGACAATGTGACAATCGCCCACGCCTTGCGCCTGCTACCCGCAAAGCCTTATACTTACAGGCTTGCAGGCTTGCGCTACCCGCAAAGCCTTATACTTGCTGGCTTGCAGATTTTGCCTGCCATTTTGCGGCCAAAAACTTTTTGCATGGGGGGGGGTAGGGCCGAGCCGAACGGCCCTACGGCGGCGGAGCGTTTGCTCAAACTTTTTATTTTTTTATAAAAAATCTATGCTAATATTCCACCATGTTTGATAACTTTCATTCCTATGTGTATGAGCCACGCAAGCTAGAAGCTACCGAGGCTAGATTGCAACGCATCTACGACGCTGCCAAGTTAGGACTCAAAGGCGACACGTTAGCCCTCGCTGCTGGGATGCGTCCTACCGAATACCGACAGCTCACGCAACTAGACCCCATTGCTGAGTATGCTGAACAGAAAGGCAAAGCCGATGGCGAGATGGAGTTATCAGCGATACTGCACAAAGCCGCAGCCGATGGCGACGCTAAAGCTGCGCTAGAAATCCTCAAGCATCAGCACGGCTGGGTAGCTAAACAACAACTGTCGATAGATGTTGAGCAACGCATCTCGATTACAGCCGCACTCGAACAAGCGCAACAGCGCGTCATCGAAGGCGTGTTCAAACAAGTGGAAAGCCAACCAACCGACGCAGAGACGTTCCACGTGAAACCTGAACTGAAACAAAAAGTCGCCTAAATGCAATCTACCATCTACTCAGCGCAAGACGAACAAGAACTTATGTCACGCCTGTGGAGTCCTGCGATTAAGGACAATCCGCTAGCGTTTGTGATGTATTGTTATCCTTGGTCGCAACAGGGTACGCCGCTTGAGAATTTTACAGGCCCACGCAAGTGGCAACGTGAGATCTTACTGGACATAGCCGAACATATTAAGCAGAACCAAGGCAAGCTGGACTTTGATGTATTGCGAGAAGCGGTAGCGTCTGGGCGTGGAATTGGTAAGTCGGCGCTAGTCTCATGGCTAGAGCATTGGATGTTATCCACCAGAATAGGCGCAACCGTCATCGTGTCGGCTAACTCGGAATCGCAGCTACGCAGCGTCACCTGGGCGGAGATAACTAAGTGGCTCAGTATGTCCATCAACAGCCATTGGTTCGAAGTGTCAGCCACTAGAGTGATGCCAGCCAAATGGTTGACTGAACTGGTAGAACGTGATCTGAAAAAAGGCACACGGTATTGGGGTGTTGAAGGACGGCTATGGTCGGCGGAGAATCCTGACGCTTACGCAGGAGTTCACAACTACGACGGGGTAATGGTTATATTCGATGAGGCAAGCGGTATTGATGATTCTATTTGGGCGGTGACAAGCGGGTTTTTCACGGAGAATACGCCCAACAGGTTTTGGATGGCGTTTAGCAACCCACGGCGGAATTCAGGGTATTTTTATGAGGCGTTCCACTCCAAGCGGGAGTTTTGGAAAAACCGCAACATCGACTCGCGCCAAGTCGAAGGTACCGACAAGAACGTGTATGAGCAGATCATCGCTGAGTACGGCTCCGACTCGGTGCAAGCCCACGTCGAAGTGTACGGTATGTTCCCGAACGCGTCCGATGATCAGTTCATCAGCGTCAACACAGTTGAAGAAGCGATGCAACGAGAGAAGTACAAGGACAATACTGCGCCCATCATCATTGGGGTTGACCCTGCACGGTTTGGCTCGGACTCAACCGTCATCGCTGTCAGACAAGGGCGAGATGTAATAGCCATCAAGCGGCACAAAGGTGACGATACCATGGAAACAGTTGGGCGGGTGATTGAGGCCATCGAGGAATATCAGCCAACGCTAGTCAACATCGACGAAGGTGGGCTAGGAGCTGGCGTAGTGGATCGGCTGAAAGAGCAACGCTACAAGATCAAAGGCGTTAACTTCGGGAACAAAGCAAAAAACAGTATGATGTATGGTAACAAACGGGCGGAGATGTGGGGTGATATGCGGGAATGGCTCAAGTCAGCCAGCGTGCCTACGGATCGGTATTTGAAAAGTGATCTAATCTCGCCCATGATGAAGCCTGATAGCAAGGGAAGCATATTTTTGGAATCGAAGAAAGACATGAGATCAAGAGGGCTAGCGTCACCAGACGCAGCCGACGCTATTGCGTTGACTTTTGCGTTTCCTGTTGCACATCGGGAATATAAGGGTATAATCCGAAAGAATACGTACCAGAATCAAGGTGCGGTCTCTAACTCTTGGATGGGGTCATAATGGCTACTAAACACGACAAACCAATAGCTCGCACAACCACGGGTAAGGGTAAGAACTATAACCCGACTGATAAGGGCGCGGGAATGACCGCTAAAGGGCGAGCCGAGTACAATGCAAAAAACAACAGTAATTTGAAAGCACCTGCACCAAATCCGAAAACAAAAGCCGATGCTGGTAGAAAAGCATCGTTTTGTGCCAGAATGTCTGGCGTTGTTAAACACGCTAAAGGCGATGCACCACGCGCTAAAGCGGCCCTTAAAAGTTGGAACTGCTAAAGGAGAAATAAATGGCAACTAAACCTGGACTATATGCTAATATTCACGCTAAACGTGCAAGAATAGAAGCAGGATCCAAAGAAAAAATGCGCAAAGTGGGTAGTAAAGGTGCGCCAACTGCTAAAGATTTTAAAGATTCAGCTAAAACTGCTAAGAAAGGCAAATGACCATGCCGTTAAAAAAATCAACTAGTCCTAAAGCATTTCGTGAGAATGTTAAAGCCGAAATAAAAGCAGGCAAGCCTGTCAAACAAGCGGTGGCGATTGCCTACGCTACCAAGCGCAGCGCAGCTAAACCAGCAGGCAAAATGAAAAAATAATGGCATACGACCAGTCAAACATGAACCTTGTCGGTAAAGTAGCCGACATCGGTAGCAACCCAACGACCAATGAAGATCCAAAGGATAAGCTATCTATGATGCGCTCACGCTTTACAACAGCGTTGTCAGCATATAGCGAATCCCGTGAAGATGAATTAGATGACCTTCGATTTATGGCTGGTTCTCCAGATAATCAATGGCAATGGCCTGCTGACGTATTGGCAACTAGAGGATCTGTTCAAGGACAGACCATCAACGCTAGACCTTGCCTCACTATTAACAAACTGCCTCAACACGTCAGGCAAGTTACTAACGAACAACGTCAAAATCGACCCTCTGGGAAGGTAATCCCTGCCGATGATAAAGGCGACGTAGAAGTTGCTGAAATCTTTGATGGCATGGTGCGTCATATAGAGTACATCTCTGATGCGGATGTAGCCTATGATACGGCTTGCGACAATCAAGTCACCTACGGTGAAGGTTATATCCGTATTTTGACCGAGTATTTAAACGATGCAACTTTTGATCAAGACATCCGTATTGGGCGAGTTCGTAATGCTTTTAGCGTTTACATGGATCCAATGATTCAAGATCCGTGCGGGTCGGACGCTGAATACTGTTTTATTACTGAAGATATACAAAAAGCTGAGTACGAAAGAGAGTTTCCAGACGCTGCGCCACTTTCATCCATGCTAGCGCAAGGCGTAGGTGATTCCTCACTTAGCCAATGGATAAACGAAAATACAATCCGTATTGCTGAATACTTCTACTACAAACATACCCCTACTAAACTGAATTTGTACCCAGGCAATATGAGCCATTTTGACGGTTCACCTGAAGATAAACAGATGAAGATGATGGGTTTAAAGCCAATCAAGAGTCGGATGGTCGATGTTAAAAAAGTTATGTGGATGAAAACCAACGGCTTTGAAGTCCTAGAAGAAAGAGAATGGGCAGGCAAGTTTATCCCCGTTGTTCGGGTAGTTGGTAACGAATTTGAAGTAGATGGTCGCTTGTATGTGTCAGGTTTAGTGCGAAACGCTAAAGACGCCCAAAGAATGTATAACTATTGGGTTAGTCAAGAAGCTGAAATGTTAGCCTTGGCACCGAAAGCACCGTTTATTGGTTACGGCGGTCAGTTTGAAGGCTATGAACAGAATTGGAAAACGGCTAATACAACCAATTGGCCTTATTTAGAAATTAACCCAGATGTAACGGACGGCGCAGGTTCAGTATTGCCATTACCGCAACGCGCCCAACCGCCAATGGCATCGAGTGGGCTATTGCAAGCAAAAGCTGGCGCATCCGATGACATTAAATCTACCACAGGCCAATACGACTCGAGCTTAGGTGCCACAAGCAACGAACGCTCAGGTCGGGCTATCCTGGCAAGAGAGAAACAAGGCGACACAGGTACTTATCACTATGTTGATAATCTATCTAGGGCTATTCGCCATGTAACTCGACAACTAGTCGATATGATCCCTAAAATCTATGATACCGAGCGCATTGCAAGGATTGTAGGCTTAGATGGTGAAGTCGATATGGTGAAGATTAACCCAACGCAACCTGAAGCCGTTAAGAAAATTGTTGATGAGCAGGGTATGGTAATCGAAAAAGTCTATAACCCTAGCGTTGGTACATACGATGTAGTGGTTACTACTGGCCCAAGCTACATGACTAAGCGTCAAGAATCATTAGATGCAATGAGCCAACTGTTGCAGGGCAACCCGCAACTTTGGTCGGTAGCTGGCGATCTGTTTGTTAAGAATATGGATTGGCCTGGCGCGCAAGAAATGGCAAAACGCTTTGCCAAGACAATTGATCCAAAATTAATGCAAGACGACGATAAACCCCCTGAGCTACAGGCTGCTGAACAACAGATTCAGGCGATGAGCCAAGAACTCGATCAAGTACATGGGATGCTACAAAATGTTAATAAATCAATGGAAGCTCAAGATCTCCAGCGTAAAGAATTTGAAACCACTATTAAAGCGTTTGATGCAGAAACTAAGAGACTTACTGCCGTTCAAGCGTCCATGACACCTGAACAAATCCAAGATATTGTGATGGGTACGATTAGTGGCATGATTACTAGCGGTGATTTGATTAATGAGATGCCTGGGCGAGAAATGCCTGAAATGAATGAGCCAATGCCTGAACAGATGCAAAACCAAATGCCACCTGAGATGATGCAAGGGCAAATGGCACCCCCACAACAACCAATGGCAATACCACCTGAAGGGATGCAACAATGAAAGGCGCAGATTTTGTAGGTTTATTCTTTCTAGCCCGTGATGTAACGCATAGCGTGCATTTAAACACTAGAAGTTACTCAAAACACAAGGCGTTACAGAAATTTTACGAAAATATTATTGATTTAGCCGATGATTTTGCGGAAACATACCAAGGACGATACGGTTTATTAGGGCCAATTAGCCTGATGTCAGCTAAAAAAACGTCAAATGTGATTGAATTTTTAGAAAATCAACTTGCTGAAATAGAATCTGTGCGTTACGATGTATGCGATAAAGAAGATACACCGTTGCAGAATTTAATTGATGGTATTATCGAGTTATATTTAAGAACGCTGTATAAATTACGCTTTTTAGCATAAGGAATAATAATAATGGAACTTTTAAGACCTTTAGCCGATGCCAATTATCCTGCTGCTACTGTTTCCTACACAGGTACGGCAGGCGTTACATCTACTTGGGGCGCAGGCCCACAAGGTGTGGTTGTATGGTCAACTACGCCAGCTTACATTTTAGTAGGTGAAGGCGTTACAGCGACTACTGCTAGCACACCAATACCAGCTTTTACCCCAATCCCGTTTACAGTACCACCAGGCACAGGCGCTCCTTGGCGTGTAAGTGCAATTCGTGTTACTGATAGCGGCGATGTGTACTGCAAACCAATTAATATTCGATGAGTTGGGGAGTTGCCCTTCGTAATGGAGTAGCTATCGGCTTAGGTAGTGTTATTACTTTATTTTCAGGCACTCGCGATAGTGGATCATCCGTATCAAACCTTTTAACTGAAGCCAGCGATAATCTTGTACAAGAAGATAATGGGCTTATTTTGTTGGAGTAATTTATGACGGTTAGCATATCGTTATTTGCGGGGATTGGAGCGCAGTTTTT